GTGGTGCGTCGACTTCCGCTACGGCTTCGTCAACGACCTCGGCCACGACGGCGAGTGCTTCGTGCGCGCGGTCCGCGTGGCGTCGCCGGCGGCCAGTCAGTAATTGGCCCTTTGGATCACTCCCAGGAGACGGCCATGAGCCTGATCGCAGATATCCGTGCACAGATGGCCCTCGAAAGCGGGCCCGTCCACCCCAAGCACCTCGCCGAGGTCCTAGATCAGGACCTCGCCACCGTTCGCAACACGATGAACCAGGCCAGCACCAAGGGCCACGGCATCGAGCGTCTCGATGACGGCACGTTCTCGCTGATCCCGGGCTGGAAGCCCGCCCGCGGGCCGAACGCCGCCGCCGAGTCGGCGGAAGCGCCTACTCCCCTGAAGAAGCCCGCCAAGGTGAAAGCAGCGAAGCAGAAACCTGCTGCCGCCAAGAAGGTCGCCAAGGCCAAGCGTGCTTACGTCAAGAGGGCCAAAGCCGAGAAGGCCGAGCCACAGAAGCGCACCTACCTGCGGCGCAAGAACGCCGAGTTCGCACCGGTAGAAGCGACACCGTTCGCGAGGCCCGAAGTGCACAGCAAGGAAGGCGTGTTCTTCAGCCGAACCAGCCTGGCGCTGCTGGTCGAAGGCGTACTGGACGGCAACGCGCCGATCACGGGCGCGCTGCGGGTCGCACTGCGCGAGGCCACTTCCCACGCCCTCCCCTTCTGAGGTCGCCATGCCTGCCTACGCCGAACTGACCCCGAAGAAGCGTGCCGCCCTGGCGGACTGCGCCCGCGCGGTGCTGCGCCGCTGCAAGGACGGCTATCGCATCCAGGAAGGCGAAGCGGTCCACAGCAAGCGCGTCTGCAACCAGCTCGCGGCCGATGGCCTGGTCGTAGTCACGGCGTTCGAGCGCGAGGTCCAGATCACCCCGCTCGGCACCGAGGTGGCCACGGTCGTCGGCCTGGCGAACGCGGCATGACGGCCGCGGATCCGCAGTACGACATCGAGGGCGAGCTGCTCAGCCTCGAGCAGATCGCCAAGGTCGCCGCCCGCGTCCACCTACCCCGCGCCACCGTCCGCACCCGCCTGCAGCGCGGCGATCGCACCTGGGCGCAGCTGCTGCGCCAGACCGACCGCAAGCCGCGTCTCAATTTCGGCCGAAACCGCGGCGAGCGCCGCACGGCCCCCACCGGAAAATGACCATGCTCAAGATGCTCGCCAACGCGCTCTACCACCGCATCGCGATCCCGACCGCGCTCGCGCGGCGACCCGACCAGGTCATCGGCACCGCGGCCGACCCCTACCTGCACCGCTGGTACCTGACGCCATGGCGCACAGCCTACGAGGACGTGCCGGAAGAATCGCGCACCCGCTGGCAGCGCTTCGTGAGCCGCCTGCCGAACGTCTACCTGCACTGCATCATGCGCAGCGACGACGAACGCGCCCTGCACGACCACCCGTGGCACTGGGGCAGCCTGATCCTGGCCGGCAGCTACGTCGAGGTCTGCCATGCACCGCTCAAGGTCGGCCGCCTGCCGCTGCGCGGTGCTGACGCGATGACCGTCGAGGTGGACACCGAGCGCCTGACGCTGTCTCGCCGCTACAGCGCCGGCGCGCTCCGATTCCACCGGGCCACGTTCGCCCACCGCCTGGTCGTGCATGACGGCAACTACGCTTGGACGCTGCTGTTCACCGGGCCTCGCATCCGCGACTGGGGCTTCCTGTGCCCCTCGGGCTGGGTCCACTGGCGCAAGTTCACGGATCCCGCTACCGATGGCGCGACGGTTGGCCAGGGCTGCGAGCCGTGAACAGGACCTGCGCCGACTGCGCCGCGTTTGACCGCGAGCATCTGATCCATCACGCCCAGCTGCTGGGCGATATCCGGCACCCGGCCGTGGCGCGCTGCCGACGCACGCCGCCGCCCTGGCAAACGGTCAACGACAACGACTGGTGCTTGGCCTGGCAGGCCCGACCACGGCCCCTCGCGCTTCACGAGGACAACGGCCCATGAATCTGACCCTCTGCGAAGGCGAAGGCATCCGCCTGTGCGCCAGCTGCGCCCGCAACGTCGACAACGCGCCCAAGCCCAAGGGGCCCGATCTGCGCAGCCGACTCCACCCCAACACCCGCGGCGAGCGCTGCACCGAGTGGTACCCGCTCCCGCACACCCCCAAGCCGGCCACACCGGCCACCTGACCCGGAGATCCGCATGCACCAGAACATCACCGTCCCGCTCGACCAGCTCAGGCTGTCGAGTCGCAACGCCCGCAAGACCGGCGGCGACGACGTGGCCGACATGGCCGCCTCGATCGCTGCTGGCGGCCTGCTGCAGAACCTGGTCGTCATCGATGGCCCCGACGGGTTCGAGGTCATCGCCGGCGGCCGCCGGCTAAAGGCCATGCAGCAGCTGGCCAAGGACGGCCGCCTGCCGGCCGAGCTGCTTACCGACGGCGTGCCATGCCGCCGCCTCACCGACGAAGAAGCGATCGAGGCGAGCACCGCCGAGAACACCATTCGCGTACCGATGCACCCGGCCGACCAGTTCGACGCGTTCAAGGTCATGATCGACGCCGGCAAGTCGATCACCGACGTCGCCGCGCACTTCAGCATCACCGAGACCGTGGTGAAGCAGCGCCTCAAGCTGGCCAACGTCCACCCCAAGCTGGTCCAGGTCTATCGCGACGACGGCATGTCGCTGCAGCAGCTGCAGGCGCTCGCCGTGACCGACGACCACAAGGCGCAGCTCGACGCCTGGACGAAGCCGAAGAATGAGTGGGAACGCGACGCACATTCGCTGCGCCAGCGCCTCACCGAGAAGGAGATTCGCTCGACGGATCCGCGGGTGAACTTCATTGGCCTCGATGCGTACGAGGCCGCCGGCGGCGCGGTGCGGCGCGACCTGTTCTCGACGCGGGACGAAGCCTTCCTGGCCGACGGCAATCTGCTCGATCGCCTGGTGGCCGAAAAGCTGGAGCGCGTGATCGAGGAGCTGCGCGCCGAGGGCTGGGCCTGGGTGGAGTACAAGCCCAAGCTCGACTACAGCGGGCAGGCCGAATACGCCCAGCACCCGCTCGAACCCACCAAGCAGCCGCCCACCGCCGAGCAGAAGGCGCGGCTGGCGGAAATCAATGCACGGCAGCGAGCAGTGGGGAAAGAGCTGGACCAGTTGGAACGCGCTGGAAAGGACGAAACCGACGAGTACTCGGCACTCATCGACGAAAACGACGCTCTTGAGGAAGAGCACGCCGAACTCAGCGCGGGCACCGAAGTCTGGCCGGACAAGGTCAAGACCGAGGCGGGAAGTCTCCTGGTGATGGACGGCGCCGGCGGTGTGGTGATCCTCCGCGGTCGCCTGAAGCCCGGCCAGTCGATCAAGGCCGGCAAATTGGCGGGCCAGCCGAAGGAGCCGACCAAAGCCAAGAAGCTCGAGCTCAGCGACGCACTGGTCCATCGCCTCACGGCGCACCGCACGCTGGCCCTGCAGGCGGCGCTGGCCAGCAACCCCGATGTCGCGCTCAAGGAGGTGGTGTGCATCCTGATCGAGAACGTCGAGCGCGGCATGGACATCAGCGGCTCCTCGGCCGTGAAGCTCTCGCTCAGCCGCCCGTCGATCCCGGACGCGCCGGACCTCAAGAAGTGCCGGGCCACGCTGGCGCTGCAGATGGCGCTCAAGGGCTGGCGCGAGGCAGGCCTGCCCACGACCGCGGCCGAGCGCCGGAAGTGGATCTACGGCCAGCCGATTGCCACCCTGCACGGCCTGCTGGCACTGGCCGCCGCCTACGGCGTCGACGCGGTGCACGAGAAGAACTCCCGGGCCCCGGCGGCCGACGCGCTGGCTGAGGCCCTGAAGCTGGACATGGCTGCCTGGTGGCAACCCACGGCCGACACCTACCTGGGCACCGTGCCCAAGGCGCTGGCGATCGAGGCCGTCGCCGAGGCCTGCGGCAAGGAAGCAGCCGCCAGCCTGGTCAGCCTCAAGTCTGCGGCCGTGGTGGCCGAGGCCGGCAAGAAGCTCGCTGGCACCGGCTGGCTGCCGAAGTTGCTGCGCGGCCCGGGCTACGGCATCGCCAAATCGGCCGGCGCACCGGCCGTCGCCCTGAAGAAACCGCAGGCGGCGAAGAAACCGGTCGGCAAGCCCGCTGCCGCGAGCAAGAAGTCGGCCATCAAGAAACCTGCTGCCAAGAAAGCAGCAGCCAAGAAGCCCACGACCAAGAAGGCATCCAAGAAATGAGCCTGAACATCCGCATCACCGAGCACCCTGACGGCGGCCGCAGCATCGAGATCGGCGATGCGCCAGCGTCGCCGAAGATCAGTCCGTTGCTTTTTGGTCCTGCACCGCGCTATCACGTCGGCGGCATGACCGGCTTGGCGTCCGACGAAGTGCCCGCCATCCTCCATCGCGGGCAAGATGTCCCGACCAGGGAGAGTCTGCGGAAGCCGCGTCCGGCGGCTATGTCTGCTGACGCGCAGAACCTCTCCGACGGTATCGCGGTCGCGACGCTGACCCAGCCGCGATTCATTAAGCTCGGCGGCGCCGGCGAACCGCTGGCGGAAGATGCATCGAGCTGGGCAGCCGTGCAGGACAAGACGACCGGCCTGATCTGGTCGGCCGAGAACGTTGCGCCCAAGCGACTGCCCCACGCGAAGGCCGTCGCCGTCTGCCAAAAACTCGAGCTTGCCGGTGCCAAGGACTGGCAGCTTCCGACCCGCACGCAGCTGCTGACGCTGGTCGACGACACGCGCCACGAGCCGGCGATCGACACGGACTACTTCCCGAAGACCGAGAACGGCTACTACTGGACGAACACTCCGTGCGCCTGGCGCCCGGGTTCGGCGGCGTGGTGCGTCGACTTCCTCAACGGCCGCGTCCACGACTTCGGCCACGGCGCCGAGTGCTTCGTGCGCGCGGTCCGCGTGGCGTCGCCGGCGGCCAGTCAGTAATTGGCCCTTTGAAGGAAGCCTGAGCCCGCCATGACCCATTTCGCCCCGCCCGTCGTCAAGGCCGCCGAACGCATCCTGCTCGATGTCGAGCTGGCAGTGCGTCGGTGGCCCCGATCGCACCGTTACGCGATCGGGGGCGACCTGCGCAAGCAGGCGCTCGCTCTAGCCGTCCGGGCGAACCTCGCCTGGCGCGAGCAGGGCCGGCGTGGCGAGCACGTGCGGGCACTGGTGACGGGCGTGGAGGCACTGAAGGTGCTGCTGCAGTTGGGCAGCCAGCTCAAGGCCTTCAACAGCTTCGGGCAGTTCGAACAGCTGGCACGCCAGGCGCACGATCTCGGGCGCCAGGTGGGCGGCTGGTCAAAGAGTGAGCAATGCCCCAAGACCCAGAATTGCGGACGCCAGGATGGCGCGCCGCAAGCGAGGTCAGGAACTGAGTACTCGCGCCGCCCCCGCGGGGCCAACCGATGACGAAGCCGCGCTACGCCAACACGGACTGCGGGGCCGGGTCGCAAGTGCGCGAGGATGCGCTGGATCCGTGCGCCTGGCGCCCGGGTTCGGCGGCGTGGTGCGTCAACTTCAACAACGGCAACGTCAACAACAACGACCACGACAACGAGTGCTTCGTGCGCGCGGTCCGCGTGGCGTCGCCGGCGGCCAGTGAGTTCCCGGGTGAACCCGGCATGGAGGTTTCCATGCAAATGCTCCACGCGGCGTGGCAGGAAGCCAGGCGCGGCAAGACCCCGAGCGTCAACCAGCTGCGCTTCGACGTCGATTGGATCGGCGGGTTGCTGCAGCTGCAGGGGCAGATCAACGCCGGCGCGTGGGAGCCGCGGCCAAGCACGTGCTTCATCGCCACTCGGCCCAAGGCTCGGGAGATCCATGCGCCCGACTTCGCCGATCGTGTTGTCCACCACCTCGTAGTGCCCCACCTCGAAGCGCTGTACGAGCCGACCTTCATCCACGATAGCTACGCCAACCGCCCAGGCAAAGGCACACACGCGGCCGTTCGGCGCTTGCAGGCGTTTGTCCGACAGACCGACGCCGGCGAAGGCGGCGGCTGGTACCTTCAGCTCGACGTGCACAACTTCTTCAACTCGATCCATCGGGCAACCCTGTATCGGCTGCTCAAGCGCCGCATGGAGCGCGAACGTCTGCCGCTGGTCTACCAGCGCATCACGCACGCCCTGTTGCGACGTTCCCCGCTCGACGCCGGCGTCACTTACCGGGCCACCGGGGCCGAGCGTGCTGCCGTCCCTGCACACAAGCGCCTGGAGAACGCACCGCCCGGCTGCGGCCTGCCTATCGGCAACCTGAGCAGCCAGTTCTTCGCCAACGTCTACCTGGACCAGCTCGACCAGTTCGTGAAGCACACGCTCAAGGCCAAGCGCTATCTGCGCTACGTCGACGACTTCGTTCTGGTCCACCACGACCGCGCCCAGCTGCAAGCCTGGCATGGACATATCGAACGCTTCCTGGCTCACCGGCTCGGGCTCTCGCTGAAGGCGGACGTACGACTGCGTCAGCTATCCAGCGGAATCGACTTCCTGGGCTACGTGGTTCGGCCCAGCCACACGCGGGTCCGGCCTCGCGTGGTCGCGCATGCGCGCCAAGCGCTGACGGCATGGGCCTGCGAGCACGTCACGGAACGCGGGCTGCGCGCCACACCCGCCGATCTGCGCCGCATTGGCGCCGTCTGGGGCAGCTACCAGGGGCACCTGCAACACGCCGCCAGCTGGCGTCTGCATCGCGATTTCCACCGCCGTTTCCCATGGCTGGCCAGCGCCACCCGGCCACGCCGATTCGCCCCGTCCGTCGAGGGACGGCTGATGAACTTCCCCTATGGAGTATGAAGCCATGAGCAACAAGACTGTCGTCGTATACGGCCCTGCCGGGAGCGGCAAGACCCATTACGCACAAGCACTCGCCCGCCACTTCGGGCTCGGAACGATCGTGGAAGGCTGGAACGGCCGATCCAAGCTCCCGGCGACGGGCGTCCTGGCGCTCACGAATGCTGATATCAAGCCGGATCCGGCCGAGCGGCGCGTCTACAGAATCGATGCGGCACTCAAGGCTGCCGGTATTGCGGGCGAACAGCGCAATGGTTGAGGAACGCCTCTGCAGCCAGTGCGGCCGCTACAAGGTATCGCCCTAGATGCCAGTACCAATTCTCAGCCGGAGAAAGCTATGAACGAACAGACCGAACACTCTGACGATTCCGCTGTCGAACTTTTCGCCGCCGCCATGAAGGCCAAGATGGCAAAGCAGCGCGAGAAGGGCTACGGCGAATGGGATAACCCCGCTGCGTGTCCGGCTGACAGGCTGGCGCGCTGCCTGCGTGAGAGCGTCCTCAAAGGCGACCCGGTAGACGTTGGGAACTTCGCCATGATGCTGTTCAACCGTGGCGAACGCGGCACGGCGGAACAGCCTTACAACCGCCACAACACGCCGAACCCTCCGACCGCGCTCGACTTCGATCGAGCCGCCAGCGGTCTGCCGAGCATGAGTTCCATCATCCCGACAACGCCTGCGAGTGAAGTTGACTCAGATGGCATGCGCAAAGAGGCTGACGGATGTCCGAATGAACAGGCCGTGCTGCAAATGTGCGCCGCCGAAGACGCCGAACTACTTGGCACAGGTTTCCTAGTCGACGGCCAACAAATCCACCCGTCGCGCGTTACTGTCGTGGCCCGAGCGTCCACAGCACGGGAGGGGACGCGCCCACTTGCGCCTTCCTTTGGGCAGATCACCATTACCGAAACGCCCGCTGCCGGCGGATGTTACGCCGCAATCCAAGAGTGTGTGATGCAGTTGCCGGCCGGCGTCTATTGCGTGGTCCACAAGGATGATCTTGAAGCCCTGCGCGATGCTGCATTCTTCGCCACCCCCACCGAACCGACTGCCAGCGGGGCGGAAATAGTGGGCCACAAGACGCTCAGCGACGGCCACGGTGGCTTCCGACACGAACCGCTGACCCGCGCCGAAGCTGATGCCTTGATCGCGCATTGCGAGTCCGAGGACGAGCGCCGTAAGGCCCTGATGCCGGACGAGCGATCGGCGATCCGGATGATGATGGACGCACACACCCGGCTGACCGATATGGGCTGGAAGGATGCCATCTACTGCCCCAAGGACGGCACCGTGTTTGAGGTTATCGAACCGGGCAGCACCGGCATCTTCAAGTGCCTGTACGAAGGCCAGTGGCCGAAAGGTAGTTGGTGGATTCTTGAAGACAGCGACATGTCGCCTTCGCGCCCCGTGCTTTTCCGTCCGCTGGCCGCGACTCTGGTCGGCGGTCGCCCATGAAAGTTCGCTACGCACTCCAGACTGCATGGCCGACAGGCGTTCCTAATCCGGAACGGTTCGATGCGGTCGATTGGTTCCAAGAGGGCGATATCCCGTTCGTGCCTCACGCCGGACTGATGATCGATTGCGGTGATGGCGACCTTCGTGAAGTGGATACCGTGTACTGGATAGCAAACCAGCCCGACAGGATCGAGTTGTACTTCGCGGACGAGAATGTCGTCCGCGAGTTCGCGTACTGGGCTTCAGGCGGCTGGGAAACCACCGATCTTGTAGCTCCGCAGAAAAAGACCTCGAGGGACAAACGGCGTGGCTGACCACACCCAAATCGAGTGGACCGACGCCACCTGGAACCCGATCACGGGCTGCAGCGTCGTCTCGGCCGGCTGCAAGCACTGCTACGCTATGAAGCTGGCCGGCACCCGCCTGCAGCACCACCCCAGCCGGGCCGGCCTTACGGTCGAGACCAAGGCTGGGCCCGTCTGGAGTGGCCAGGTGCGCTTCAACGAGCAGTGGCTCGACCAGCCGATGAAGTGGAAGCGGCCGCGACGCATCTTCGTCTGCGCCCATGGCGACCTGTTTCACGAGTCGGTGCCATTCGACTGGATCGATCGCGTGTTCGCAGTGATGGCGCTCGCGCCGCACCACACGTTCCAGGTCCTCACGAAGCGGCCGGCGCGGATGCTTGAGTACATTGCCTACGACGCTGACATCGGGCGCGCGGGCTTCGTCGAAGGGCGCGCCAGGCAAATGGCCACCATTCCGGCGCACCTGACGCTTGCCACCGCCTGGCCCTTCCGAAACGTTTGGCTCGGCGTCAGCGTCGAGGACCAGGCGACGGCCGACGAGCGAATCCCGCTGCTGCTGGAGACGCCGGCAGCGGTGCGGTGGATATCCGCTGAGCCGCTGCTCGGTCCGGTGGATCTTACCGACGTCGACGGCGGCGCATGGCGAGGCCTGCCGGCCGAGGAATGGCTCGATGACATGGATGACGACGACAGCCCGCCGGCGATGCGCATCGACGCGCTGGCCGGCGAGAAGCTGCACCGGTTCGGCGACTATGTCGAGCGGTGCCCCCGGATCGACTGGGCCGTCGCCGGCGGCGAGTCCGGAACCGGCGCGCGGCCGATGCACCCGGATTGGGCACGTTCGCTGCGCGACCAGTGTGCAGACGCCAGCGTGCCGTTCCTGTTTAAGCAGTGGGGCGCGTGGGCGCCGGACTGGGAAGGTGCGATGACATGCGAGTCCTGCGGCGCTACGAAGCACGACGCCGCTGTGATGCGAAAGGGAGTCGACGAATGCAGCAACTGCGGCGAGCGCTTCTGGCTCGAGGCTCAGCGGCCGCTCAACAGCCTGCGCCTAGCCGGCAAGAAGGCCGCTGGCCGCCTGCTCGATGGCGTCCAACACGACGGATACCCTGAGACGGTGGTCTGATGTCTAGCTTGCACCCCGCCCTGCTGCAGCTAATCGAGGCCCTGGCCCAGCAGGCTGCGCACGAGGATTATCTGGCGGCTCAGGCCGCACAGCAGCAGCCTGACGGCGAGCAGCGCACGAAGCCCGTCCCGTTGCCCGCTACCGAGCGGGCGGCGTAGGGTTCGCGCCATGAAGCTCAGGTCCGTCACGCCCGCGCCCCGGCCGCCACAGCACTGGAAGGTCATGCTGCCGTGCCCGTTCTGCGACGGCGAAGCCAAGATGCTCAGCTCGGCGATGCTAAGTGTCCCGAACTTCGGCAGCAACGCGTGTGTGATTTGTTCGCGCTGTGGGAGCGGCGGCCCTGTCGTGGAGCCCGTGAAGGAATACCGCACGCTTGAAGCGATCGAGCGGCATGCGGTCAGGCTGTGGAACCGCCGCGGATCACATCAGGCAGCAGAGTGGAAGCTCCGCCGCATCGCCCAGATACTGAACAGCGAGCACGCCGGCTGATGCGCATCGCCGCGTACGCCCGTTACAGCTCCGACGCTCAACGCGAGGCGTCCCTCGAGGACCAGCTGCGGAACTGCCGCGCCTACTGCACGCGCATGGGCTGGCCGGCGCCGGCGGAGTACCAAGACGCTGCGATCAGCGGCAGCCGTAACGACCGGCCGGGCTACCTGCGCCTGCTGGCCGATGCCACTCGCGTCGACGTGATCCTGGTGGACGACCTGAGCCGGCTCAGCCGCGACAGCATCGAAAGCGCCACGGCGATCCGGCGCCTGAAGTTCGCGGGCGTGCGCGTGGTCGGCGTCAGCGACGGCTACGACACGGCGCAGAAGGGCCACAAGGCCAACGGCGCGCTGCGCGGGCTGATGTCCGAGCTCTACCTCGACGACCTGGCCGAGAAGACCCACCGCGGCCTGACTGGGCGCGCACTGGCGGGCGCCAGCGCCGGCGGCCTGCCGTTCGGTTACGCCGTGGGCGTGAAGGCTGGCCAGCGAATCGTCGAAGAGCTGCAAGCGGACGTGGTGCGCCGCATCTTCTCCGAGTATCTGGCCGGCGGCACGCCGCGCTCGATCGCCGCGGGCCTGAATCGGGACGGCGTCCCCAGCGCGCGGCTAGGCAAGTCCTGGGCCGCGTCGGCCATCCATGGCGACGTGAAGCGCGGCATCGGCATCCTCGCCAACCCGATCTACATCGGGCGCCAGGTCTGGAACCGGAGCCACTGGATCAAGCACCCGGACACCGGCCGCCGGATTCGCCAGGAGCGCCCGCGCGAGGACTGGATCGAGCAGATCCTGCCCGAGCTGGCGATCGTTGACCGCGCGACGTGGGACGCCGTGCAGGCGCGAATCAAGCGCCAGGGCGCGTGCACCGGCAAGCGCGGCGGGCCAGGCCGGCCGCCGAAGTACCTGCTCAGCGGGCTGCTCCGCTGCGCCGAATGCGGCGGGCCGCTGGTCATGGTCGACGCCAAGGCCTACGCCTGTTCGGTGGCCAAGGAGCGCGGCACCTGCGGCAGCCGCCTGCGCCTGCCGCGGCGCGAGGCCGAGGCGAACCTGCTCGCCGGCGTGCAGCAGCAGCTGCTGAGCGACGAGGCGTTCGCCGCGTTCCGCAAGGCCTACGCCGCGGCCGCCAAGGCGCGCAAGCCGGACAGCGACGCCGCAGCGCAGCGCCTGGCGACCGCCGAGCGCGAGCGCGGCAACCTGATGGCGGCCTTGCGCGCGGGAATCATCACGCCGACCACGAAGGCCGAGCTGCTGTCGTGCGAGGCGGCGGTGGCCAACGCCCAGGCCGAGCTTGAGCACGCACGCGCGACCACGCCGGCGCGCCTGGTGCCGCAGCTTAAGGAACGGTGGGAAGGTATCGTCGCAGCCCTGGCGCAGCGTGGCCGGAACATGCCGGCGGCACGGGATGCGCTGCGAGAATTGATCGGCGAAGCGATCGTCAGAAACGAAAACGGCGCGATCCTGTTAGAGATCACGCCGTGTCCGATTAACGTGGTAGCGGGGGCAGGATTCGTGGGCTATCTGCCCGGGCCCGTCCGCATCCAGCTAGTTGGCTCATGATACGGGCAGGCACCCGGCGGCGCAAGGCGGGGGCCTAACCGGCCTTCTGTGAGGCCATCTCCCGCGCCAGCGCCTCAGCCTGGCCCAGCTACGCCCGCATGCCCTCGACGGCCACCAGCGCCTCCTCCAGCCCGCCCTGACCCGCTGACAGCCGGCACAGCGCCTGCCGCAGCCCGTCGGCCTGGCATTCGAGGGTGCGCCCCTGGACTTGGGCAGCCGTGTAGAGGCGGGAGGCGTCGTTGCGTGGCATCCGGGAACGATAGGGGGCTGCGGCTCAAGATAATCAGGCGCCCGGGCTGGCGTTAAATCAACTGCGCCTGACGATCGTCCCAGCTCTTGATGATCAGCTCGCCCGCAGGCTGTTCCCTGCCCTCCCGACCCACCGTGTACCGGATTTGCAGTGGGATCATCGCGAACCCCTCGAACACTCGGCGAATCTCCGGATGGTCGTTAATCGACAGCACCGCCCTCCCCTGCAAGCTGCGCATCAGATCGGCCATGCGCTCGTACTCGCCGAAGGGGAAGTCGACACCGTAGCCCTCGGTCTCCCAGTAGGGCGGATCCAGATAGTGCAGCGTGGCCGGGCGATCGTAGCGCTGCAGGCAGTCGTGCCAGGGCAGGTGCTCGACGATCACGTTGGCCAGGCGCACATGCACGGCGCTGAGCTCCTCCTCGATACGCAGCAGGTTCAGCCGGGGCCCGCTGCCGCTGGCCACGTAGCCGAAGTTCTGGCCGGAGACCTTGCCGCCGAAGGCCAGCTTCTGCAGGTAGTAGAACCTGGCCGCCCGCTGGATGTCCGTCAGGGTCTCGGGCCGCTCGAGCTGGCACCACTCGAAAAGCTGCCTCGAGACCAGGGACCACCGGAACATGCGGACGAACTCGTCCAGGTGGTGCCGCACGCAGCGGTACAGGTTCACCAGCTCGCCGTTGATATCGTTGAGGACCTCCACCGGCGCCGGCGTCGGCCGCAGAAGAAGCGCGGCCGCGCCGCCGGCGAAGGCCTCGACGTAGCATTCGTGGGCCGGGAAGTGGGGGTACAGGTGTTTCAGGAGCCGGCGCTTGCCGCCTGGCCAGGGAATGATGGGATTGGGCATGTCTCAACCTTTGCGATCCAAGGGGTAGAACCTTGGCCCTCTCCCGCGGGGGAGGCAGGGCCTTGGCTGGGATCACGCGGGTTGCTCGCGTGTTTTTGGTGGCTGCGCCGGTGTTCGAGCACTGGCGCAGCCGCCCTGTCTTTGGCGCGCTGAATCACGCCACACGTTCAATGTCAGCTGATGTTGAACCTCTCTTTCAGGAGCGCGGTGATGACCGCCCCCATCCGCTCAATCTGCAGGTTCGCCGCGGCAAGAGTCTTGGTGCTGCCATTCTTCCAGGCCAGGTGCTGGTCTTGCCAAGCGCGTGCCTTGGCAACCTCTGCCTCATGCTCGCGCGTAGCCGTATCGTCAATTTCGTACTTGACGCCGGCGAGCGCCTTTCCTTTCTCAGTCATGGGATCGCCTCCACCTGAACCTGGAACCAATTGCGCCAGCCGGGCGCGTTCGCGCTGGTCTCAACCGAAAGGGCAGCGGCAGCACTGGGCGGGCTGTTGAAGCCTCCGGTGCGCTGGGCGCTCTCAGCGCTGTCGTACAGGGACAGCACCATCTGGGACGCCCCTGGCGCAAAGATGGGCACACACATCGGCGAAAACGGTTGGTAGTAGATCTGCGCGGCTGTACCGCCGCCCCCTATGAACATTTTTGCGTAGGGCTTGTCGGGGTTGAGGTCCGCGAAAGCCGCGCCATTGGTGAAGGTCTTGGTGCCGCCGCTGCTGGTGTCGGCCGTGCCCCAGTCCACCACCAGCGCCCCGGGCTGCTCGTTTACGGGGTCCCACTCGCAAATGCCAGCGCGCGCCATGGTGCCAGCGGACCCGGACACCACCTCGATGGTCGGATTGCTCACCCGCACCCGGCCGATGGGCCGGCCCAGCAGGTAGTAGAGACGGTCATTGGTCGGCGCTACGCCTTGGCGTGCGCCGGAAGTGGTGCCGAGGAATGCAGAAAGCGAGAGGTTCCCACCCCAGTCCAGGACCGGCGGCAGCTGGCGTACCGGACCGCCGAGCGCGGCCTCAATGCTCGCCTGGGTCACCGTCGCATCGGAACCATCGGCGCCCGCCGGCCCGGTGGCACCGGCGGCTCCAGCAGGTCCGGGCTCGCCCTGCGGACCGGAAGGTCCCGCTGGCCCTGGTTCGCCCTGGGGGCCCTGATCGCCAGCTGGGCCAGTAGCTCCCGTGGGGCCGGCCTCTCCCGGCGCACCTGCGGCCCCGGGTTCGCCCTGCGGGCCTTGTTCGCCCGCCGGGCCCGGATCCCCCTGGGGCCCTGCAGGTCCGGCAGCGCCAGCGGGCCCGGTCTCTCCCTGCAGCCCCTGCGCGCCCTCCGGACCCGCAGGACCTGCAGGCCCCGCGGGCCCAGGCATGCCATGGGGCTGGATGGCGGGCATGACGACCCGCTGCACAACCCGCGGCTGGACGACCAGGTTGGCGACCTTGCCGTACGGGATGCCGTGCTGGGTCAGCCGGACCTTCACTTCGTGACCTCGGGCACCCACTGGACCGTGTAGGTGCCGCCGTCCACCACGCATTCGCTCGTGTCCAGGTCGAAGATCTCGATGTCCGAGACCAGCGGCGCCGGCGACGTCGGCCCGTCGATCGCCGCCGTCCGAGAGCTGGGCACGGCAATCTCGAACGCCTGCCCGACGCGCTGCGCTGCTGGCTCGTCGCCAACGCTGCTGATTGAGAGCAGCGCGGCGCTGTCAGCGTAGGAGCCACGGAACTGCATGCGGAATCCGCAGTTGGACGGCAGCTCCAGAGCGGTGGCGCCGTCGTCGTCCAGAAGTTCGAACGTAAAAGCGAACGGCTTGCCCTGCTTGAGGATGAGCTGGTTGGTGCTGGACATGCTGTACTCCTGTTGTCAGCGGCCGAAAAAACGTCACGCGGCGAGGATGGCCTCGATGTCGGCGCGAATGGCGGAGGCATCGGCGTTGTAGACGACCAACTGGCGAATCAGCGCGGAAGACGGGAATCCACCGCCATTGCTTCGCGATCCGACGTTCATGTTGGCATTGGCAAACGTGCCTCCCACGTCGGTGGTGTTGACGCCTGTTGGCGTCATTGCCGTCCCGTCGCGCCAGGCTTTTACCTGGTCCGACCCCGTCGCCGCCTTGTCGAATAGGTAGGTCCAGTAGTCGATACCTGAGGCGTTCGCGAAAGATGTCAATCGCGCCCCGGAGATTCCGAATCCGCCCAGCATTTCGCCGATGCTGCCTTGGGTATAGATCGCGAAATGGTTGTTGTTGGCGCTGTAGTTGTCGCTCATCTCTGCGATAACGCGCACGCTCGCATCGTCGACGCACTCCCATTCTGCGAACACCCACGCCCGGGACGTCCCCATCGTGAGGGTCTCTGACACCAGGCAGTCGTTGGAGAAATCGAACACCATCGCGGCGTCGAAGACGCCGGCCAGCACGATGCGCGGCTGCTTCGCAGAGTCGCCTTGCCCCAGGTGCCGACCGTTTCCGGTCTGGTCGTAGACGTTGGTCACGAACGCATCGTTGGCGCCCACGAAGCTGGCCAGCGCGCCAGCGTCGAGGACGTCACCCGAGAAACCGATGTCGCTCTGCGTGTTGTCGCTACTGCGCCGCACCCGGATCGCGACAGTCGCACTACTCACGAGCTTGCGATTCATTGACCACGCCGCCACCGGCGTGACCGCCAGTAGGTCGAGGTAGTCGCCGCCGGGCGCGGGCGCGCTGACTGCCCGCGAGGCAACGATGCCAAGGGGTATCACGGCGCCGCCTCCATGCGGCCCACGACCGCCCAGGTGTCCGTGTCTCTCTTGACCAGCGAGCAGAAGGTGTAGCGCTCCGCCATGGCGAGGGTGTCGCTGGCCGGATACTCCAGCGTCACCGCCCCGTCCTCCGGAGCGAACGTCGGCTGGCCAACGCCCAGCCAATAGCAGTCGCAGCGCCAGCCGATCGGGAGGGCGACCGTGGCGTTCTTCGGGACCGTCACCGTGATCGCCGCGGCGTTGCTCAGCGTCACGATCTTGTAGGCATCGCTCAGTGCCAGCGTATAGCTCGTCCCAGTCTGCGCATTGAACCGATACAACAGCGCGAACAGGCGAAGCAGTAGCAAGGTGACCTTGCCGCTGGTCCAGACCGTGGAGATGTCCTGGGCAGTGGCCACGATGTCGGTGTCGGACAGCGGCGCTGCATCGGGCAGATCGGTGAACTTTTTATCGGCCATGGGGTTACTCCGTGGTAAGGGCGTCGCCGGCTTCGGTGACGAAAGCGTCGCCCGCTTCGGTGATCAGGGGTTCAGGCGCGGAAGCGGTGTAGGCAAACTCGGCCGCGGCCGCTTGCCAGCTGGCGAGGCCACCACGCACGCTCTCGACTTCGACGCGCACCAGGCCATTGCCACTGACGGTGTAGGGCGTGCCAGACGTGCCTGTGATACCGGTCTCTTCCTCGTCGAGCACGCCCTCGAGGTAGTAGCGGACGGTGTACGTGGTGCCGGCCTCCGGCCCGACGCTGGCGGCCGACTCATCGATCAGCTGGTCGTCCTGCAGCACGCGGTCGCGGTGTGCCCAACTGACCGTCAGCTCGCCGATCGCCGACGCCGGATAGGCGACGTCGCTGGCCAAGTCGTCGGTGATCCGCAGTCGCCCGGGAGGGTATGGCCGCGCCGCCCGTGCCGCGAGCGTGACGAGCTGGGTAGGCGCTGCCTCCAGAAGCAGCACGTTGCTCGCGGTACGACTGAGCAACTTGAGCTTGACCAGCTCGCCATCGGCGTACTGCCGCGAATCCGTGGCCGTCCAGGCGTCGTAGAACCACAGCCGGGTGCCCGGGGCGTGCTCGATCGCCGGCACCGTATCGGCGCATCCCCGGGCCAGGCTGAGGGTCTGCGCGTCCGCGTCGATGGCGGTCACGCGGCAGATCTCGCCATCCCACAGGACGGCGCTGCCCACGGCCACGCGATCCAGGTCAGTTCCGCTCTCGAGAATCAGGTCCTGCTCGAGCGGGCCGACCACGCCGCCGGCGTCGACCAGTGCCGTCGGGCACCAGTCGCCGCCGCCGCGGTCCTCGTAGGGCTCCGAGCCGAGCGACGACCAGACGTCGTAGTTCAGGCCGGCCGAGGGCCTGGCGGCGACCGCACCGACGTAGCCGGCGTCGCTGGCCAGCGCCGTGAGCTCGGCTTCGGGCAGCGTCCCCGCCAGCTCGATGTAAGGCACCTCGAACGCCAGCTGCGCCGGCGGCACGGTGGCGAAGCTGGGCGGGCGGGTATCCACGCCAGGCTCAGGCACCACGTAGGTGGAGCTTGGCATGCGCGACACGTCCTGGATGGCCGACAGGCGCATCGATCCCGATCGGCGCGTACCCGAGCTCAGGTCGCCCACCATGCACACCATGTCGGCGATGCCGCGGCGAGGTGCCTGCAGGCGGAAGAACTGGCCACCGCGCCATGCGTACGGCGTCCGGTCGGTGGTCAGTTCGAACCGCTTGAGGCCGCTGGACTTCAGGGCGAGGTTTCGTGCCCCGACACGCAGCGCCAGTGCTTCGGTCGGGATCTCAGGGTGCTGCAGCGTCTCGGCAATGACGCCACCGGCGGCAGTGATGGCGCCGAGCGACTGCAGGGGGCCCGCCGCGCGCTCCTGCTTGCGCACCGGGTCGAACCACTCGACCGTGACCTGGTTGACCGCCTCGAGCGGATCGGTCGGCTCCTCGGCGTACTCGAGGATGTTGTCGTCGCCCAGGATCGGCAGCGACTCGAGATCGTAGTCGTCCCGGACCAGGGTGATGCGGTACTTGCCGTCCACCCGGCTCTGGCTGCAGCTGGCGCCCAGGACGTTGAGGATCCGCTTCTGGAAGTCCTCCACCGTCTCGCTGCCGGCGTCGTATTCGGTGCACAGCCCAAAGCCCTCGTCGTAGGCCCGATCAGCCGCCGCCGCGAAGTTGTCGGCGTCGATGAGGTCCGCCGGCTCACCCTGCATCTGCGGGTGGGTGATGCTGTCGTAGAGGATGTGCACGGCGTTCATGCCGAACAGCTCCGTCGAGGCGATAGGCGCTGTGCGCAGCTCGGCCGTGCAGTTGAACAGGTCGGGGCGGGCGTCGGCGAACATGGCCACGTAGGCCTGCGTGGACACCGTCGGCTCACTATCGCCGCGGTCATAGACGAACTTCGGCAGGCCGCTTGCGATCGGGCCCAGCAGGTCCTCGCGCCCCTCGGACTGCAGCAGTGCATCGAGCGCGTCCTGGTCGGCCGGCAGCCCGTACCAGCCGCTGTCCCACACCACATTCCCATCCATCCGGAACAGGTGCCGGCGCGGGTAGGTAGCGTCGACGTAGGCATCCGTCAGCGCCAACGTGGTGAGCTGGACCTGGGCCGGATAGTCCTCCCAGTCGACGGGGGCGAACGTGTTGACGTAATCCTGCAGCGAGGGCGTGCTCGCCGCGCCGTTGGCGCCGCCGTTCTGCCCGATCAGGACCGACGCTTCACTGGGGTCGCCCGACAGCAGGATGCCCGCCTTCTCCGGATACCAGCAGTCGTCCTCGTGCCAACCCTCGTAAATTCGTCGGGTCTTGGCGGCGAGCGGCTTCGGGTAAGGGTTGAAGGCGCCGTAGAACCCACCCTTGAACACCATCGTGACCTTGCCCCGGAAGGCTGACTGCTAGGGCCCCAGATTTGCGGCGAGGTAGGCATTGGGCATCTGCGTGCCCTCGCCCATCATCACGTCCAGGTCGCCCTGGATGCCGCCCTCCGCCTTCTCCCCGCCCCACAGTTCCTTGGCATTGATCGTGATGGTGCCGCTGCCTTCCTGCACGCCCGTCCAGGCGGTCTTGTCGCCGCCTCGCAGCTCGAGCAAGGCGTCGACCGGGCCTTGGCAGACGCCCAGATGCAGCAGGACCTTGTACCAGTAGCCGATGGTCGGCTTGGATTTACTGCCCATGCCCGGCCTCCTTGCGCGCATGCGCTACCAGCGCGGCCGCCATGCCGTCCCCCGTGGCCAGCAACTGCTCGTCGTCGATGCCGGCGCGGATGAAATCCGACCAGCTCAAGCCGTGCCGGGCGAACCAGCGGCGTCCACCGCGGGCGCAGAAACCGGGCTTGTCGCTGAACCCCGGACAGGTGCGGAAATGGTGACGGGTCACTTTCATTTCTTGCCGCCCTTGGCCTTGATTGGCTGCGTGCCCATCTGCTTGTAGCCAATGACCTGCGGATCCGTGTGCCATATCTCGCCGTAGGTTCGCCGGATGGTTCGACCGTCGCTCGCAACCGGGGTCTGGGGCTTGGCTTGCTCAGGCGACTTCACCTTCGGTCGGAGCGCATAGCTCACCAGCGCCGAGACCAGCATCACGGCGACGTAGATCCAGATGTTGAACACGCCTTGCGCGACCGGCAGGCCTTCCACCGTTGCCGGCGCCGCCAGCTCAGCGATCAGCCCGGCCGTCGCGCCCACCAGGACCGCGGCCGCCGCGAGCAGCGCCGTGGCCCGATGGGCCAGCTCGCGCCACGGCAACAGCAGCAGCTGTGCGCCACGCAGGCGCAGGACGGCGAGGTACCAGCGCAGGCTGGGCAGGCGGGCACCTGGCAGGCGATGTCGCCACAGGCGCGGGCTCATGTCGGATTCCCGTCGAAGGGTGTCTTGATCGGCGCGTAGACCGTGCCGCCGAAGTTGGGCTCGTTCTCGAAGTCATCGCGGCAAGCTGCGAAGTTGTGCGGACAACCACGGAAAGCGGTCCCCGCGAGGTCTTCCTCGAGGGTGTCGCTGCCGTAGTTGAGCACTACCGTCTCGCCGGCATGGGAGAGGATCGTGCGGTACTCGGTCTCACCGTCCGGCCGCTCCCACTCGAACACGCCACCGGCGAGGATCCCGCTGGCCAGCAGGCCGAAGGCCTCCGCCTGGATGACGGAACCTGCCACGCTGGTCAGGACCGCCGGCGTGGCATGCAGCGCCCGGTCGGCGTTGCACATGCCCAGCCCCTGCGAATACACCACCAGCGGGCACGTGTACTGCCACTTCATCGACGCCGAGCGGCTGCGCTGGTTGCCGCTGGAAGGCTCGCAGTTGAGCTGCAGCAGCGTGTCGGTGAACCGGGGAGCGACGACGCGGCCGATCCACTCGACGTTGACCTCATCGTCCCCCGAATGCGTTGCCAGCCAGACCACGCCCACGCGGCCGCTGGGCGGGTACGGGCGCCACCACGACGCCACCGGCGCATCGACCGGCAAGGTCAGGGTCAGCATGTTCTTCAGGCGCTGGGAGCTGTCCCGGATCTCCGAGCGCGCCAGGCCCGCCAGCGGGAGGTAATCGTCGCCGCCCCGGGTCACCACGCGATCGGCGTCGGTGTAGAGCTCGACCACGGCGCCGCGCGACAGCCGCAGCAGCCCGATCGGGCGCCCCAGGTTCCGGCTCAGCTCGAGCAGGTTAAAGCTCATGCTTGAACCCCCGGAACCCGAGCTCCGAGGACAAGACATCCTCGCTCCAGTAGCGCAGCAGGTTGGTGTCGGACTCCTGACGGCACAGGCTCAGGAACGACACCAGCACGACGTCGGAGGCCCCAACATCCACACCCAGGTTGGCATCCAGCACCAGCCGCTCGACGCTGGCACTGATCTCGCTGCGCTCGGTGATGCGGCGATAGATTACCGTGCCGTCGAGCAGCTCGATCCGCAGGTCGCGGCGGTTGACCTGCAGCGGCCATTGGCTGATGCCGGCCCACTGCACGTCCATCACCGGGCTGCCGCTGGCCAGCGGCGCCACCGGCACCAGGTCCTGCGCCTTGCTGGGGATCCAGATCGGGCTCCAGCGCCCCGCCAGGCCGTACAGCAGCGATCGGAAACCGGCCCGGGCATCGCGTCCCACCAGATCACACTGGAAGCGGTAGACGGCCAGCGGGATGCCCGGCTGGTCGAAGTACGCCGGCACGCCGGTGGCGTTGTCCACGACCGCCACGTCACGGTCCGGACGATGTTCCGGATCGGTCGCCCAGCCGATGTCGAGCTCGAGCACCGGCGCGCCGCGGTAGGTGGGCATGCCGTGCTCATCGCTCCAGTCCATCGCCTCGAGCAGGCGAAAGCTGATGCGGGTCTGGACGTCGTCGCCGGTGAACCGCGGCAGCAGCGGCACGCTATCGAGCCGCCCCTCGACCAGGGGCACCACCACGGTGCCGGCCGGCCAGCTGCTGGCGAGCGCCGTGGCCAGCTCGATCTCGGTGTCGCTCACCGCATCGACGGCATGCACTTCGAACCGCCGCGGGTCCTGGGCGATCACCAGCGCCCGGCCACCCACGCGGAAACGCCGCAGGCGGGCGTCCAGCTCGAGCGTGGTGGTCCCGTCGCTGGCCCCGACCTCCAGCACCGAGGCATCGGGCATCAGCGGCACGTCCCAGCTCCCCGCGCCGTTGAGGGTGATCGCGTGCTCCATCTGGCGCCGGGACGCGCCGCTGTGAAGCGTGTCGAACTCCAGGAACACCCGCGGGGCCTCCCGCTGCCGGCGGCGCTGCTCGGGCCCGGTCGGGGCGTGCATGACGTCGGTGAGCCAGTCCAGACGTTCGGAGACGTCGCCGGCGGCGGCGAAGGCCCAGGGGAACGCGTCAGCCACCGGCGGCGCTCCCGCGCATCAGCGCTTCCCAGTTGTTCCGGACGTGGGTCAGCACGACGTCCTCGCCCGCCAGTCCGGCCATGGCGTTGGCCACCGCGTCGTCGCCGATCGCGACCACCGGCGTGGTGACCCGGCCACCGCCTTCGCGACCGCCGTTGCCGCGGTGGCGGGGATCGGTCTCGGTGATGACCTCCTCGCCGCGGCGCAGGATCGCCGGCACTTCATCCGGTGCCAGGCCGGCGATGCCGCCGCCGTGGTAGCGCGGGGCCTGTCCGAACAGCAGCGGCGAGACGCCCTCGCGGCGGATGCCCAGGCGCCCGGCAATGCCGCCGCCGTGCCCCACGCCCACGTTCAGACTGGCGGCCGTGGCCTTGCCCAGTCCCGGGTAGATGGCATCGAGCAGCTTGAGCACCAGGAACGTGGCCAGCGCCCGGGCGGCGATCTGGGCCATGCCCTGCACGAAGCTGAGCACGAAGTCGCGCAGCGCGTCCTTGGCTTTTTTGGCGCCCGTGGCCAGGTCGGTGAACAGGTTGGTCACCGAGTTGATGGCCTGGTCCTGCACCTGCTGCCGGAACTGCTGCTGCGAGGCGGCCACCTGGGCGATGCTGCCGTCGAGCTCCTGCAGGAACTGCAGCACCGACGGATCCTTGGTCTCGGCGTAGTAGGCCGCGACCGACTGGCGCAGCGCCTGCAGCGTGGCCAGCGACGCCGAGCGGGCCTGGTCGATCTGGCGCTCGGCCTCTGCCGCGCCAATGGCACCCGCCTCGGACTGCGCCCCGACGGACGTCTCGGTGGTGCGCAGGCTGCCCAGCGCCGCTTGCATCTGGGCCTGGAAGGCCTGCAGGCGCGCCGATATCAGCTCGCGGTTGAACACGGCGTCGACCAGGGCCAAGCCGGTCTCATTTCCCTCGCGCTCCAGCTGCGCCCGCACCTCCCGGAACTGCTCGACCAACTTGATGGTCGAGGCCGCCTCGGCGTTGCCATTCAGCTCGAGCAGGCGGACGCTCAGCTCCTGCAGCTTCTTGGCCAGCTCGCCCTCGGCGGCGGCCTGCTCGCGGGCGGCGCGGGGACCAATCTCGGCGCGATCGCGCTGCAGCTTCACGATCTCGGTGAGGATCGTGGACTGCTGCTCGGTGGTTTCCGCCACGCGCAGCTCCTCCTGCGCCTGCCGGATAGCCAGGTCCACGGCCTCGGTCTCGAGTTGGACCTTCTTGTCGAAGTAGGCCTGCAGGCTGAGCTCGCCGGCGTCGTACATGCGCTGCAGCTCGCGGATTGAACGATCCACCGCGTCGCGCAGCAACGCCAGGCTGTTTGCCGCTGCGCGGCCTGCGGCAGCAGTCACGGTGCCGGCGCCGCCTCCGTCCTCACCAACCGAGGCATCATCGCCGCCGAGGAGCTTGTTTTCGATCGCAGCCTTGGCCAGCCCCTCGAAATCACTCTCGATCCGCGCAACAGCGTCTTCCGTGGCGAGCGCTGCACTCCTCGCCTGGTCCTTGAAGTCTGCAAATGCCGAGCCGCCTTCACGCACCAAACCGGCGATCTTGCGTGCCTTGGCTACAGCGCCAGCGTTGAAGCCGAATACGTCCACGCCTTCGGCGAGGCTGGCAATGTTCTCCAGTCCGCCTGCCACGGCATTCTTACCCGCGTTGAAGGCGCCGACGATGGCCTGCTTGATCGCCAACCCCATCACGCTTGCCGCCAGCTTCAGGCGCTCGAATGCCACCAGCAAGCCACTGACCAGGGCAATGCCGGCCAGCTCCACCTCGAGGAACTCGTTCTTGAGGTAGGTTCCGACCTCCCAGCCGACGAAAGCGGCGGCGACGGTGGCAGCCGCGGTCTTGAGGCGCCCCGCCCACGTGCCAGCGGTCTTGATGCCCAGGGTCTGCGCCAGGTTGGTCGCGATGACCTGGTTCTTGTAGAGCGTCAGCGCGCCGGTGGCCAATGCGATCGCGGCAGGCCCGGCCCGGAACGCCAGGAAGTAGGCGACCAGCACCTTCGTGCCCAGCACTAGCAGCGAGGCGATCACCGGCAGGTTGTCTGCCACCGCCTTCAGAAACTGGATTATCACCTGCGCGGCGCTGTTGGCCTGGTTGGAGTCGTTGATGAAGGCCAGCAGCGCGTTCGACAGGCGAGTTACCGCGCCGGCGATGGTGTCCGGCAGATTGCGGGCCTCCGCCTGCAGCTTGGCCTGCTGCGTCAGGATGGCGCGCACGATCAGGTCCGGCGTGAGCTGGCCCTCCTTGGCTAGCTTTCTCAGGTTTTCGGCGCCCTTCACGCCCAGCTCGACCAGGCCGTCCTGGATGGCCTGACCCAATCGCGGCGTCTGCTCGAGCACGCTGTTGAGCTCCTCGCCCCGCAGCGTGCCGGAGGCCAGGCCCTGTCCCAGCTGCACGATTGCCGCGTCCAGTCCCTGCTGGGAGGCGAATGACAGTCGGCCCGCCTGCAGGATGGTTTCGGTCAGGTTCGCCTGCGCGCCCTGCCCCAGCCTCAGGTTCCGGGTAGCCCGGCCCAGGCGGCCGTACAGGTCCACCGAGGTCTCCAGCGAGACCTGATTGCGCTGAGCGATGTTGAACGTATCCCGCTGGGCCCGGTTGAACTCCGCCTGCGATCGCGTCGCCAGCCGCAGGCGCCCCTGCAGCTGCGCCGCCTGGTCCGACAAGCGGGCGAAGGTGCGAAGCCCTTGGATCGACAGGTACGTGCCGGCGATCGCTGCCAGCTCCTGCCGGGCCCGCCGCAGTCCGTTCACGAAGGCGTTGTTCTCGCCAAGGCTGGTCGCGGCCGACTTCTTCACCCCCGCAAGATCGCGCTGCAGCGTGACCAGGCCGTTCTTGATATCGGCCAGGTCGGCGCTGATGCGGACGCGAAGGTTAGTTTGTGGGCTTGCCATGCGTGAGCACCCTCAGATACGCGTTGAACTCTTGCTTCGGATACTTCGCTGCCCGCAGGTTCACCACCTGGTCGGCCAGCTCCCTGCGCTTCGCTCGCTCGGCGGCTTCCGTGAACGTGCGCAGCTGCCCAAGGGTGTAGCCGCGCACGTCCTCCAGGCTGTGACCGCGCTCGATCAGGAGTTGGACGGTGTCAGCCCAGCCCCACTCAACAAACTTCCGCCCTGGCTTCCCAGGAGCGGTCCGAGCTTCTGGACGAAAAAATCCCGGTTCACCTCGACCAGGGCCTTGGCCAGCACCACGAACTCGTCCAGGTCGCCGCCAGCCACCCACTCCGGCGTCTTGCCGATGCAGATCGCCGCGGCCTGGTAGATGGCCTCGCCGTGGTCGGCCACCAGGCCCACCAGCAGGTCCACGAACCCGTCGCCGTCGGCATCGTCGGGCAGCGTCTGCAGCGCCAGGACGGCGTTGATGACGGGCCGGGCGGTGCGCACCAGCTTGGGCAGCTGGCCGATGGTCAGCGGCTTCACGTCGATCAGCTCGCCGCGGTAGGTGACGCTGGAGCCCGAAGGCTCCAGCACGTCGAGGGCGTCGGTCATGGCCGGATCAGTCCTCCATCTCGATCGTGGCGTACTGGCTGATGCCGGTGCCGGACTTGGTGGTGTCGGTCAGCAGCGCGCCATTGATCTCGCCGGCGCCGTAGTCCTCGCCAAGGGCCGCCATCTGCTGCAGCACACCACCGGAGACCTTGTGGCAGGTGATGCGGGTGCGCTTGCCGGACTGCGCTTCGTTGAGGCCCATGAACAGCAGCTCGTACTGCTTGTTCGGGTTCACCAGCGCCTCGACCTTCTTCTGGGCCGCGTAGGTGTAGGTGACGTCGATGTTGGCGGCGCCGGCCACCGGATCGGTGATCGTGCTGGTGCTCGGGATGTAGATCTGGCCGTCGCGCAGCTCGTAGTCGGTGCCTGCCGTGAACGCGGTGCCGCCGCCGGCCGGCTCGACCAGCGTGATCGCGGTCGCGATCTTGTCCAGCGGGCTGTAGCCGCCCTTGTAGGCGACCACGGCTTCTTCGGTCGCGGTGCCGCCGGCGATCGAGGACACGGCCGCGCGCAGGCCGCGGGCGAAGTTCTCGGCCGAGAAGTCATGGAACGTGTAGGCGATGTCCACGCCGCTGACACGGCGCACCTGGTTGCGCAGGCCGCCGCCGGGCTTGGTGAAGTCCTGCAGCTGCTTGACGTCTTCCTGGGGCGAAAGGGTCAGCGCGGAGCAGTTGCCCACTTCCATGAACGGGGCCGCGGCGCCGAACTCGCGGATGAGGATGTTGCCGGAACCGATGTAGCTCTTGTCTTCCATGGTGATTCTCCGAGGGTTGCGGGTTAGCCGATCTGCACGTGCGTGGTGTAACGAACCTCGACGCCGATCCAGTCGATGCCCTTGTCGGGCGGAAGGGGTGTGGCGCTGACGAAGGTGGGGAAGGCGCGGCCGGTGCCGAACTGGCGCTGCTGGCCCGCCAGGGCGCGCTCGATGTCGGCGATCAGCTGGTGCAGGCGCAGCTGCGCGTTGTCCGCGCTGGTGCTGACCTTGCCGACCACCAGCACGGTGACCTGCCGGTGCGTGCGCGGCGGCGCCGGCGGCACGGAGACGGCCAGTGCGTCCAGCGCGATCGCGATCAGGGCGCCTTGCGCCTCCGGGATCTGGCCCGGCTCGAGCGTGACGTACGCGCCGGCATCAGTGTGGTAGCCGCCGGCCACCCGGATGACGGCCAGGCAGGCCTTGAAGTCCTCGAGCAGCGACCAGGTGCGCGGGTCAGCCACGGGTCACCACCCAGCGCTCGAGGGACGCGTCCCGGGTTTCCAGCGACGCGAGCATGTAGGCCTGGCCATCGGCGACGACTACCGCGCCACGCTCGGGGGTCGGCACCTCGGCCAGGAACAGGCCTACCAGGGTGCGATGGCCGGCCACTTCGCCCGCGCCCTCGCCGAAGAACTGCGCTTCATCGTCCACGAGCACCCGGCACGGAATGCCGGCGCCGCCGGGCGGGGTGTAGAGCGCGGTGTCGGCGAGCCCGGCGCCGACAAAGGCGTCGACGAGCGAAGCGTCTAGGGCTCGCAGGGCGGCTTTCTGGCTCATCGGGTGAACGCCTTGGACCAGGCACTGGCGACCGCTGTCGCCAGCGCCTTGTTGAAGTTGGCCGGGTAGCGGCGGTCGAAGATGGTCTGGGCCATCTGGAAAATCGGATAGCGGCGGCGGTAGCGGACCGAGCGCACGAAGTACAGGACGCTGCGCAGCGCGCTGCCGAACCCGGTCGCGATGCGCTCGTACACGCCGGCGGCCAGACCACCCTCGCGCTGCTTGACGGCGAAGTAGTTGCCGCCCCGCACGCCCTTCTTGGCGTTGCGCTTGAGGCGGCGGCCGCGGCTGGCCGGCGATTCATTCGACAGGGCATCGCCCTGGATCCCCAGCTGGGACTTGATCTGGTTGAGCTGGCTGCGCGGCAGGTTGCCGTGCTGGTCGAGCTTGGCACCCTGCCCCGGCACCACGAACATGCCGGCCGGCAGGATGCCCCGGGCCGTCAGCTGGCGCTCGATGCCCTTGGTGCGGCGGCTGCCGCCCATCACCTGCGCCTCGAGGTACTTGGCCGGCGGCGTGCCTTTGAAGGCCTCGTCGCGGATGAAGACCTCGGCGGCAAGGTTGGCCTTGCTGGCCTTGGTGTACAGCACGGCCTGGCGCGTGAGCGCGGTCGGCCGGTCGAAGATCCGCGGCATCACCTCGGCCCACCGCTGCCGGGTATCGAAGGCCGTGGCATTGATCGCCGTGGCTGTGGCAAACGGCAGCTGCGTCCGCTCCAGCTCCGAGAACTGGCGCGAAACTACGTTGCCTCCGTCCACGGCGATGCGGATCAGCTGGCTCACGGGCGCGGGTTCTCCTGGCGGGTGCCCTGGATCTGCTCGATCTGTTCGAGCCTGGCGTTGCAGCGCAGCAGCGCGGCCTTGCGCTCGGCAGCCACCTGCGGGCACATCGACAGCGGGCCTTCCGCGACTGGCTCACGCCCGACCAGGGCGCTGTCGATCGGTACGTACACGATGCGCTCCACGATCTGGACCTGCGGCACGACGGCCCTGCCCGGATCCGGCAGGTCAGGGCGGGCCGCCTGGCTGCAGGCCGCCAGCAGCAGGCAGGCAGCGAGCGTCAGTAGGTGGACAAGGCGGGGCATGCGGCCTCCAGGGTGGCGAGCGCTTTGGCGCAGTCGGGACGACGGGACTCGGTGGCGAACTGGGCGACGAACTTGGTCAGGGTGCGATCGGCGTCGGTGGCGGCCGCCTTGGCCGCAGCGATCGCCGAGCGCGACGCCGCGTCCAGCCGGCGCAGGTCCTGCTGCGCCTGCGCGAGCTCGCCCTGCACGACAGCGAAGGCGTCTTTCCAGCCGGCGTTGGCCACCTCGAGCTCCGCGACCCGGCCCTTGTAGGCGTCGCGCTCGGTGGTGCGCGTGGCCAGGTCGGCCTTGGCCGTGTCGCGCCCGGCCCGGGCTGACGTCGCCTCGGCCTGCGCCAGCTGCAGCAGCACGAACTGGCCGACGGCCAGCACCAGCAGCGCGGCAATCGCCCAGAGCAGCGGCTTGATTGTCAGCTTGTCCAGCAGGCTCATGAGGTGCGCTCCACGGTCCGCGCTTCATCGTCGCGGCGGTCCTGCAGGCCCTTCGAATCCGGCCACAGGCGTTTCATCGCGCGGATCTGCGCCGCGTTGCACCCGACGTCGCCACGTGGCACGCAGTCGTCGCGGATGGCTCGCTTCTCGCGGTTTCGGTCGCCACGCATTGACCAGCCGCGGTTGTAGCCCAGCGACGTGTTGCCGGCCTGAGCGAACGGTGTGAGCCCGTGCCAGCCGTCGTCCAGCGCCCGCTCCGCCGCCATGCGGTAGGCCGGCAGGCTGTCATGCGCGAACACGCGGCTGGCCAGCGCATAGTCGATGCGGATGTCGGTGTGCTGGGCGCGCCAGGCGCGGCAGTTGGCATCGCCCACCACTCCCGACGCCGAGGCCAGCCGGTCGACCGCCGGGTGCATCGACCAGGTCTGCAAGATGTCGGCGCGAGTCTGATGCCCGAAGTCGTAGCCGATCCCACCCGTCGGGCCGCTGGCGCCGCCCGGGCAGATGATCCCCTCCCACTTGCGCGTGTACGCCGCCGGGCTGCTGACCTCCCAGCGCACGATCAGCGCCGTCGCCACCTCGGTGCCGGCCCACGCCGGCGCGTCACCCAGGTCGGGCGCCAGCGGCGCGAGCGTGTCCTGCACGGCTTCCTGGACCACGAGCACGGCGGGGACGGCCGCCTGCGCCACTACGGACCGCGTGTCGGTGACCGCCGGGGCGATGGCCGCCCCGAACGCCGCCTGCGCCTGGCCAAACACCGGCGGCGTGGCGGACGACGCCACCGCGCCTGGCGCCGCTTTCGTGCCCTCCGCCGTGGTCGGCGGCTGGCAGGCGGCTACCAGTGCGGAAAGAAGAAGAGCGACCAGAAGGCAAGATGCGCGAGCCATGCGAAGGTCTCCAGTTGAAGTAGGCGAAGGGCGGCCGCGTCGCCGTTCGCGGCGCGCTCCATGAGGCGGGAACGTTCGACGTTGTCGATGTTCATGCCCGTGATGTGCATGCCCAGCACGCACGCACCGCCGGCGGCGGCCGCGTGGCAGGTGATCACTGGCAGTTCGGCGAGCCAGGCGAGGATGTCGCCGGTGAAGCGGGCACCAGGCATGGCGCCCAGCACGATCCAGCCCAGGATGCTGAGCAGCGCCAGCAGCGGCAGCCAGATGGCAAAAGCCTTGAAGGAGTAGGTCATGGCGTCCTCGTGCTGCGCTCGAGGACGCGCAGGCGTTCCTCGTGGTTCTCGATCTGCTTGGAGTTGGCGTCTACCTGCCGGATCACCCGCTCATCCATGCGCGTACTCAGCACCGCGACATCGCGTTGGATCTCGGTGATGCGCTTTCCTTGCTCCGTCATGACGGCGCTTTGTTCGCGCTGGGCGTGCTCCATGCGGCCAACAGTGCCGACCAGGAACCAGCCGATGATGGCCAGCAGGATCGGCGTGCCGAAGCGCGCCACGAGCTTCGCGAACGTCGACTCGGCGGCCGCTTCCAATCGGTGTCC